TCTAATGTCCGTTTCAGAAACTCTTTCATTTGAAGAGGTTCATCAGGAATGACATAATTTTCTGAGATAAAATTTCCAGCAGTAAAATCAGGACTAAAACTCATTTTAACCTTCCTGTAGCCTCTATATTTAATAATAAAGCATGCAATACAACATTAGATGTTTGAATGCCTTCAGACCGCATTTGATCATCACTTAAAGATATTTTAATTTGAAAATTATCAGCAATAATATTTCTAGGAATTTTATGCCAAATTTTATTTTGGTTAAGTGCAAAATTATCGCCATTTTCGGGACGAGTCCTAACGGTGTTTGTTCCCCATAAAGATTCCATAGGAGTAGAAGTATCAAAATCTTGAAATAGATCTAATGTAACTTCTCCCTGAGAGGTTTTAGAAAATAATACTTCTATATGATTCAAAAAATTTTGCTGTCCTATTTTAGTAGCAAAGTCAAAGTTCTTAGTTGTAATATTAATGTTACTTAGAAGAGTCAAACTACCACCCCCGGGATAAGTTCCAGCAGCTATTCCATCTATAGTAAATGTATTAACAGGGTCTCCAATGGGCAAAGAAGTTATCTTGAAGGTTTGAGTAGTATGGCCAATACCTGTAATAGTTATTCCTGTTAAATTTTGGAAAGTAACAAATACTCCATTGTCGACATCTTCTTGAGTAAAACCGTGATTCGGTGATGTTATTGTTGATCCTGATATTCCTGTCACACTTAATGATGAATCATTAATAGTTGACCCATCAAACAATGAAGTATATCCTTGTTGATTGCCTGCTATTATTTGAAGGAAAAAAGATTGTCCAACGCCTGAATTCCAGGGTATGTTCCATGATCCCCAATTTGGAAAAGGTAATGTCGCCCAGGTATAACCTGTTGTCTTTTGAAAATATCCATAACAGGTAAATTTATCTTTATATTTTGCGAAAGTATTATTTCTATAATTATAAACAAGTATTCTATTTGGAAATATTGGCGAACCTGTTTGATCAGGATAAGTCCAATAAATTAATTCTTTATCAAAATCTCTGATTCCGTAGACTCTTGCAGGCCCATCATTAGAATTATTAATTTTACCAATTTCTTCAGGTATTTGTTCATCTATTCTTTTTACCGAAGAAGTATTAGCTAAATGAATTCCTGTATTACCAACTCCCAATACCCCCTCATCAAATCCAACCTCTGAAAATGTTGATTCACTTCCTAGTTCAGTATTAATTTGTTGCCATAAAAAAGGAACAAGCCTATTTCCCGTACTAACGAGCTCCCATGTTGAACTTTCAAAAAAAACTATTAATCTATTTTGTACAAATTGAGCTCCAATAATTGCCTCTGAAGTAGTGGCATTTATAAACCCACCTTTTCCTACAATATCATCTGCAAAAGATCCCGGTACATAAGGACCTACTGATCCAATCACTGTTGGATCGCCATTTTGAGAAAACCTAACTCTATTCTTAAAATTAGTTGCTCCTGCTAGCGTAGCTCCCTCCCACGTATTAAGTGCTAGCAAACGGTTATTAAATGATAATAATATTTTGCATTGTTGCAATCTAGGAACGCCAGTATTTTTAATTATTGGATTGAAAGTAGTCCATGTTGCACCATCATAATGACTGATTGGATCTCCGCCTCCATTACTTTGGTTAAAATTAGTAACCCAAAATAATTGTTGAGATGGAGTTGTCCCCCGATAGTTTGTTGTCCAAAAAAACTCTGCATTGTCTCCATTCCAGGTTGTTGCTACAGCTGATGGTAATTCTTCCCAGCCTCCAGGAGTTTGGAACCGATAAGAATATCTAGTATCAAAGGCTATAGTTTGTTCCCTATTTATTGATGACTGTTTTCTAGTTCTTAGCCCCATAACTGGAAAGGAGGGATAATAATTGAATGTTACTGTAATAACATTCCCACCAACGTCATTAGGATTGAAATTTAAAATGAGTTGACCTGTTACATAATTTATTGTTCCAGCTATTGCATTGCCACCAGTTGAAGTTAAAGTGCCATTAGTTGTTGCATCATTCCAAGCAGATCCAAAACCATCTGCGACTGTGACTACAACACTACCAGGCTGTATTTCCGCGTTAGGTTCGATTGCTCTTAAATTAACAGCTCCATCAGCCAAAAGATCGGGAACTGTGGTTTGAGGTCCAGCTGCCGTAGTTGTAGTAATCAATGCAGTTGCAGGTATAACTCTTCGTAATCTTCCCTGATTAACAAAACCTTGTTTTTTTTCTACTCTTCCTCTAAATACTGTTGCATTTTCTAAATTGGAAAAAGCTTTTTCAGGTAATAAAAACGGTTCTTTATCATTTTCTAATCCAATATCAAAATCTGAGATTAATATGTCTTGTCCTGGCATTATATCCCTACTGCTACTACGTCAACTGTTAAATTATTATTGCCAGATCTTCTAATTTGAAAATCGGTACCGATAACATCAAATGATGCCACAATTTCAGTAGTAATTGTTTCTGGTGTCAAAGTAATTGCAACATTCGAATAAGCAATTGGCCAAGTTAAATTAGCTGTTGTACTTGTTCCCGGAGGAATTATAAGCCTACCCCACGTATGAATAACGCCTGATATATCTTTAACAGCATTTAATTGTCCCAATCCTGTAGCACTCGTAGACGGAACTATTCCACTAATCTGTCTTACATCAGCAGCTAGTGCGTCATTTTGAAAAAATAATTCAGAAGAAGCCGCTATTGTTTTTAAATATATACTTGATTTTGGAGTTGTCTGATTAGGATCAGCTATTACATTTACTAATGTTATTCGGTTATGTTCACCTCTATCAGCAGCTGTGGCATTATCATATGCTACATGATCAATATCAAATATTGTATTGAGTTGTTCAAAATTTGTTTTTATTTGTCCTTGTGAAACTGATGGATCATCAGTTGCTAATGGAATTCCTGGGGTATATGACATTTATCTCTCCTTATGATCCCGATCTAAAAGGTCTTACAAAGTTAAAATTATCTGTATATATTGTTGATGACCTTTGATTAGATATCTGTTTAATTGTTCTTCTTTCAACCAATCTTTTTTGCTCATCAAATACTATTTGAATTTTTGCATAACTTTCCATATCTAGCATGTCACCAAATATTTTAAGAGCTGCTCCAACGGCTATTAATTGCCACCATTCTCTCAGTTCAGGTTCTTGTGCAGGATTAGTAGATACAAAAGCTGTGGGAGTTACATATGCATTTATTACAAATTCATATGCTTGATCTGGGACTGGTGATAATTGAATAATGTCATCATAAAAGAGCGCTGCTTGAGGACGTGCTCTTTGATAATTAACGGTTTGTATTTGAATATCTTCACCAGCTGCAATTGCTCCTGACCATGTAACCGCTCCTATTACACCTGTAATATAATTAATAGTTGATCCTGCAACTACATCAGGTCCATTAAAAGTTCCTGTTGTAGATGTTAAAGGAGTATCTGTAGCTGATAGAGCGTTTCCATTTACATCAACTGTTGAAATCAAAACTCTGTTTCTTTTTATAGGAATTCCTGTAAGAGTTCCTGTATAAGGACCAATACCACCATTCCCAGTTGTTAAAACTTCATTTCTTTGTATTTCCGGATAAAGAGTGAAATATTGCTCTCTATCTTGAAAATACATTATTTCATAACCCCCTACATAAACTGGAGGTTCAATACTAACAATTGTATTTGGTGTAAAATTATATTGATCGACATCTGGTTCTGTAATGAAAGTATATGTTTCTTTTAAATTAATTAATCTTAAGTGTTCGGGAAAATCGTACAGATAAAATGTATTAATATATTCATCTAATTCGACATCAGTTAACTGATTAGCTGAAGGCATTTTAGTGATTCTTCTAACTTTAGTTCTAATTTGCGCTAATGTACTCATTTATTTTCCTATTCCTTGTGACCATAATATTTAACACTCATCCATTTTTTGTAATTTCCAATCTGAAACATAATTTCTCTTTTCTTGTTATGAATAGTAAAACCTTTCCCAGATTGTTTCTTTGCTATTTCGAACCATTCATCGCTAGGCCATTTCTTTTGAAATTTCTTCTGAGTCATATTAAATTTCATTTTTCATATTTACATAAAATCAGTTGAGACAAACTGATATCTTTCTATCGGTTTATCTGCTGTTATCATTCTATTTCCGTCTTTGTCAACTAAATATTTTGATTTCTTATATTTGCATTGTCTGTTTAAATGTTTTGCAACCCCCATTGGGATTTCATATTCGTGTCCATCAATTAAATGATAAATTTTTGTAGAATCTCCTTTATATTGATGGAAAGCAAATTCTAAATCACCACCGGGACATTCTAAATTTTTAAAAATTCCTTTAACCAATTTAGAATCTTCGTCTTTAGATTTTTCCAATAATTCTTCAGCATGTCTTTTTTCTTTATCACTTAATTTACTTCTTCCTTTTGTGCTCACTTCTTTTATAAAATTCATATTTTCTCCTTATTTATTAAAAGGAAGGGGACATTATGTCCCCATCCAAATTTTATTTAGTTAGCAGGTTGAGAGCTATAAGCTACCCAATCCATAACATTTGTACTTGAACCTACCACAGCTGTACCTAATTCTAGGCCAAACAATGATACGTTATCTGTTGGACTTGCTAATGAAGTCGCAATCTCTCCAAACGGAACTACATGTGCATGTGTAATACCCGCAGCAGCCTGAGCTGATGTTGGGAATGCAAATGCAGTGAAAGCGCTTGAATCTATATCGGTTGTGAAAGTCGAAGCTGTCACAGCAGTAATAGCCGCACTCAATCCATTTATTTGTGTCATGCCATAATTTGCATCATTGACATTTATTGTTACTCTATCGCCCACAGAATATCCATGTGCAACAGATGTTGTTACAACAGCAGGATTAGCAACTGATATAGCTGTGATCCATCTTCTTCTTTCTGTAAATCTATCTTGATTTACAATTCTGAAGTCAGCATTTGTAGCAGCAGCAGCAAAACCAGCGGCTGGTAAATATCCTAATGTATAGGATGCTCCAGCAACAGCGGCTGTTACTTCAAATTCAAGACCTGCTATTTGAAGCATGCCTGTTGTATTTATCATTCTAACAATATCTCCAACAACTGGAGCAACTCCAACAGCTGAAGCATCACTAACAACAGCAGGTGTAGCAGCTGTAATAGCTGTTCCTACTGCAACCAATGCGCCATCAGTGAAGGTTGATTGATCAACAGCTCTGAAACCAGCTCCGCCAGCCGCTACCAAAGTAGCAGACATAACACCAGCAGCAGATTCAGAAATTGTTGTTGCTTGTCCAGCAGCATATGCAGAAGACCATGTAGCCTCTACAACTAAGTCAGCTGGGTTTGATCCCCATATGGATCTATTTCTTACTACAAAAGTATCAACTTGTTGAGAAAATTGTAGTGTTGTCGCTGTTCCATCAGAAGTGAAAGAACCAGAAGACACGAAAGTTTGTGGTGTACTCATAATTCCTCCCTTATGCTAGTGTGCAACGCAAAGATATAATCCATGCATCGTTTGTTATTCTTGGAACTTGCGCCATTCTCCAAGCAGCTGTTTGTCTCAATTCTGCTGGATCATCACCATGTCCCGGAGGATGGTAAATAAATCTAGCTGAAACGCCGTTCTGCTCGATTTTAGCGTATGATTCTTGACCACCGATAAATATATTGTAAATATCAGCACCAAGCATAGAGCCATTAGTTGTTACAGAGCCTCTAGATGATAGATATAATCTAACGTTACCAATAGATCCCCATTCAGATGATAAAACACCTTGTTGGTTAGGATATTGAGCTTTATTAATGAATCCATTAACATTCTCATATTGTCCAATCATATTAGTATCAGAAAGACCAAAATAAGCATCTCTTACAGGGCCTGTACCAAACTTGTCTTCGCCACCAATCATATTAGTGATGAAGTCAGCATCATTGTTTTGTAGTGTTGCCACTACATTGTCCACGTCTGCACGTGTTATTTCTGTCGGATTATCGCCGTTTGTACCATTAGTACAGTTGATAACCGACGCTGTTCCCGCAAGCATATCACGAATTAGTTCATCTTCTGTCTCTCTCATTGATTGACCAAGACGAGCTGTCGCTTCATTTAAAACCAAACTGTTACTTTTGTGACCTAAATTCAATAGGCGGGAAAGTACTTCAACTTTCCTCTCATCGTTTCCTGATGAGTTCAGACTATCGCATATCCAAAATGGATCTTTCACACTTAGTCGTTCAGGCTGTACATTAATTTTAAATTCATTTAATATTGTATGATATTCAACCAAAGGTGAATTATGGCTAAAAATGCTCCATTTAATAAAATCCAAACTTCTGAAGAACTTGCTTATCTTGCTGGTATTATTGATGGTGAAGGATGTTTTTATATCGGACACATCAAACAAGCAAACAAAACAAGACCTCAACAGTTTCACATCTTGATTTCTATCGCTAATAACGAGCTTATATTGATGGAATGGCTCGATAAAATTACTGGTAGAAAACATGATGGTAGATACAGATATCAAAGTAAGAGGAAGAATGAAAAACCAACATATAGATGTACCATTTCTGGTAATCTGTTGGATTATTTGCTTCCTAAAATTCATAAATATCTTGTTATTAAGAAAAAGCATTGTGAAATTTTTATAGAAATAAGAAAAACTTTTTACAATAGAGGATCTAAACCATTGTCTGATGAAGAAGTGGATTATCGACTGACTCTTATGAGAAAAGTTCGTGTTCTTAACTCTAGATTTCATGGTCACCCTTTAAAAAATTAATATACTTGCCCCCTGTCGCCATATTATGCAGCCTCCTGCATAACGTAGGTTTCCAAGTCAATTAGTGAAAGTTTATAGACCCCATTTCGTCGTTTAGGGTCTTCATTTATTAGCGTAACCTGCTTAGTTATAATGAGATATGTAGCGTACCAGTCAATTCTTGCATCAAGATCAACTGCTGTAAGAGTTTGCACAGGAGGGTTATTCATCGCTGGACCTAAAGGAACAGGCGCTGTATTCAACCTTGTGTAGCGTCTCATACGCATAATGTCACCACTTCTCTCATCCATTTCAAATGGCATAGCAAACGCACCGTGAACTAGTCTCGCTTGTGGAGTACTAAGTAACTTAGCGTTAAACTTTTGCTGAACGGGAGGCGGTAATATTGTTGTTGTTGTTGTCATTTAGTCACCTTATATTAAAGTGACCCTCCTCGAAATTTTTGCATCTCCTCGTTTAGATTTGCATCTCCTTTAGCATAATTATTTGCGTACGATAACGGACGTGACTTGCCGAATGAATTTGAGCTAACAGGTTTTTTTGAGTTTTCTGCAATCTTCTCTTCACTTTCCTTGTTTACTTGTGTAGATCTAAAAAAATCAGATCTTTTAATCTCTTTGTACGTTCGTTCATAGGGATTATTAGAAAGTAGAATTAGTTTTTCGAGTTCAGGGTCTTCTTGTTTTAGTTTTTCTATATTTTCAGAGGTAACAATCTTTTCAAAATCTGGGTACTTTTGCTTTGCAACTAACGGTTGCTTCGCTTGTTCTGCTTTTTTGAATTCTTGTGCAACGGCATCTTTAACTTCTTGTTGAGTCAACTTTTTATGTTGACCAGCTGTGATAAGATCATCTTCTTGAAGTTGTGTAAGTTCATCGTCTACAGGTTTAGTAGCAGATTGTTTTTCTTGCTCTAGTTCCCAAACTTTTCGTTGGAGTTGTTCTTTCTCTTTTTCATGTTTCTCTTCCAATCGGCGAAAGTTAAATTCTTTAGAACCTGCGCTCGGTTCTTGAGATGACTCTGTTGCTGGAGGTTGAGAATCAGAAGATTCTGTTTTTTCAGGTTCGACGGTTTCCTGTACTTGTACATCTTTATTTTCAGTTTCTTCCATTATTTTTTCCTTTAGGCTAGCGAGACCTATTTTACGCAAAATCTATAACGTGATTAACCGTTCTTTCTAACTTGTTTATATAGAAAATAATTTAATT